TTTAAGAAAATATCTAAAGTACCTTCATGGATTCAAGAATCTATGAAAAGAGCTAAAAACTATGAAGAATCTGGATTAAAGAAATATATGGATGAAAACATTAAAACAGATGAAGAAGCAGATGATGATGAATTCATAACTGTAGAAGATACAGATGAATTACCATTCTAGGAGGATAGCATGGATAACAGAATATATAAATGGAAACAAGGATGGTATTCACAAGCTGATCCTAACAAAGTTGGAGCAGAAATTGAAACATTAGAAACTATTTCTCAAAAAAGTATAGTGGATAAAGCAAGAGATGAAAAAACAGAACTTCATAAATGTTTTGAGTGGGATGATTCTATAGCAGGTGAAAAATATAGACAGCATCAAGCTGGTACTTTACTTGCAGATTTACAAATAGTTTTAAAAACTAGTAGTACTAACGAAAGTGAAATCAAATCTACTAAAGCTTTTGTAACACTTAAAAGAGATAGTGAATATGAACCTATTGAAGCTGTGGTAAGTAATCCTGAAAAGCTTAATATTTTATATGAAAGAGCTGTAAAGCAATTTAAAGCAGATAGAGAAAGATACAAAGAAGTAGAAGAACTACAAGATATATTTAATCTTATTGATGAATTATAATACACAACAGGTGTGTTGGTGTAATGGTGTGGTGTAAAGTTTGGCAGGTATTGTACGGTAATGTGCGTTAGAGTACAGCCCGTTATAGTCCGTTCCAGTATGGCAGGTGGGGTAGTGTAGGGAGCTGTTATGTGGATTATGTTACTGTGCGTTATTTTACGGCAGGTAAAATTTTAAAAATGTTTAGATAAAGGAAGGAAGTAATAAAAATGGCAACAAAAAAAGTAGAAGAAGTGGTAATAAATATACCAGAAATCAAAAAACAAAAAGTAACAATAACAATTATAGGAGATAGTCCATTAATTGTTAATTGCTTTAGTGAAAAAGCAAAACGAATGATTCTTGATAAGCAAGAAATGAAAGCAAAGAAACCTAAAGAAGCAAAGAATAAATGGGAGTGTTTTATGAACTCTTTACATTGGATGACAGAAAAACCTAAAGATAAAGATGGAAATGTTATCTATACTAAAGAGGCATTTGAAAAAGTTTTACCTACAGCAAAATTTGGATTCCCTGCTGTAGGTGTTAAGCAAAGTGCTTTGAGTGCAGGATATAGAAGTGGAGCACTAAAAAATAAAGTATGTATGCAAGGAGCTTTTCACATTCCTACAGAATTAGTTGAAATTAAAGGTGATCTTGCTATGCGTGAGGATATGGTAAAGATTCCTATGGCAGGAGCAGATGTAGTATTTAGAGGTGAATTTAGTAACTGGAGATCTACATTTGAAGTTGTATATGATGAAAATGTAATCAGTCTAGAACAACTAGTAGCTTTAATCAACTATGGTGGATTTGCTGTAGGAATTGGAGAATGGCGACCAGAACGATCTGGAAATCATGGTACATTTCATGTTGCAACAGGAGAAGAATTAGCTTAAAGAGAGGAGGAGAGAATAGCTAGTAGAATCAATTAAAAAAATTGATATATTATGCTGTTCTCTTTTTTATTTAGGAGGACAATATGAAACTTTATAGCAAAAATAATAATTACAAATTATATCAAGGTAACATGATGGATATGTTAGAGGTTATAAAACCAGAAACAATAGATAGTATTGTAACTGATCCACCTTATGGCTTAACAAGTATAACAAAAAGATTTGGTAAAGCAAACTCTGCACCTGCACAATTTGGCACAGATGGAGCTTTTAGTAGGTTATCTAAAGGTTTTATGGGTAAAGAGTGGGATGGCTCTGGTATTGAATACAATATAGATACTTGGCAAAAGTGTTATGAGGTGTTAAAACCTGGAGGCTATTTACTAGCATTTGGTGGTAGTAGAACATTTCACAGAATAGCTTGTGCAATAGAAGATGCAGGTTTTGAAATAAGAGATACTATAATGTGGTTATATGGAAGTGGATTTCCTAAAAGTATGAGTTTAGGAAAAGTAATTGAAGGCAAACAAGTTTTAGGAAGTGCTAATGTTAGAGATATAAAAAAACTAGATGGAGAAAAAGAAATAGTTGGTGGAGGTTGGAACAGCAATGAAGTTGAACAAGGAAAAAGGCAACAAGAATATGAACAAATAAAAACAAATGTAAATTATACTACTGAAATAGGCAAAAAGTGGGATGGTTGGGGTACTGCATTAAAACCATCATTTGAACCTATTATAGTAGCAAGAAAACCATTTAAAGGTAGTTTAGTAGATAATGTGCTAGAATATGGTGTTGGTGGAATAAATATTGATGAGTGTAGAGTAGGAAACGAAATTATAAAAGGTGGAACGACGCCTGATTTTAGAGATATAGGGCAAAAATCAAAAGAAGCAATAGGTATTGATAAATTATCATTTGGACAAGTTGAAAATGCTAAAAGAAAACCATTAGAAAATCATACAGGCAGATTTCCTGCAAACACAATATTAACCTATGATGAAACTGATTTTGATGAAGTATGTGGTGGTTTTCCTGACACTAAAAGCAAAGCTAGTAATTATAACTTTGAGAAAACAAATCAAGATAACCCATCACATTTATATACAAACATCAAGAGTGGTGTACATTTTGAGAATAGTGGCTCAGCTTCAAGATATTTTTATTGTGCAAAAGCAAGTAAAAAAGATAGAGATGAAGGATTAGAAGAATTTGAAGATAATTATATGGCATTTAGTAATCAAGCAAAAGCAGAATTAAAAAGAGGTAATGTAGATTTTAAAGGTAATGAAGATAATCCATTAAACTTTGTAAATAGTGTTAGTGTAAGAAAAAATACACACCCAACTGTTAAACCTACAGAACTTATGCAATATTTAGTAAGACTTGTAACTCCAAACGGTGGAACTATACTAGATCCATTTAATGGTAGTGGTAGCACAGGTAAAGCTGTTATGTATGAAAATAATGAAAGAAATAAAAATTATAAGTATATAGGAATAGAACTAACAGAAGAATATTTACCTATTGCAAAAGCAAGAATAGAATATGCTTTTAATAAAAAACAAACAATTCAAAAAGAAACAGATCAATTATCTTTATTTGATATAGAAGAAGGAGTTAAAAACAATGATGATAGTAAAGGATAGTGAAAAAGCACCTGCAACAGAAAAGCAAAAGGAGTTAATAGCTAATTTACTTGCTGAAATGGATAGAAGTGATGAATATGATAACTATTACAATGTTGAAAGTTTAAGTATGCAAAAAGCTAAAGCACTTATATCACAACTATTTGAACAACGAGATGATTATTATATGCAATTAGAATCAGATGTGTTCGATACATATAATTTTTAAATTTGTGAGGTGATTATATGAAAAAGAAAAGTGTTATTTTATGGATGATGATACTATTGCTAGGTAGTCTTTGTATCATTTACGGATTATCAAGGTTATTGATTCTATTATTATTGATTAGTTAGGAGGAATAAAAAATGACAGAAGAAAATAAAGCTATATCCAAACTAAGAGAAATTATTGAATATGATAAAAAACATAGACTTGAAACTATATATGATAAAAAACAAATTGAATTTAGAAATAATATAGAATTAGTTTTAGATTTGATAGAAAAACTACAAAAAGAAAATGAAGAACTAAAAAACAAAGTTGTTAAAAGAGATAACGACATAATATATCTAGAAGAAACTGCTGAAAAAGAGTTTTTAACAAAACAAGAAGTAAAAGAGAATTATATACCTAAAGACAAAATAGAAGAAAAGTTAGAAAAACTAGAAAATGAAGAAAAAGCATTGCGTAAAGATTTTGAAAAGCATAGGGTACAATTATTTGAACTTTATAAAAAAGTAGTTTTGATAGAAGGTTATAAAAAACTATTAGAGGAGGAATAAATGGAGTTGATGATATATGAAAAAAAGTATATTTGATAAACTAGAATCTAAAATTTATTGGATATTAGAAACTACAGGTAAATATCCTGAAGAAATAACAATTACTACTAAAGACAAAGAAGAATTGCTAAAATTAGGTTATAAACAAGATATGTTTATGGGAGTTGAATTAAAAGTTGAGTAAAAAAAGATACGGAATAAGACTAAAAGATGCTGAAAAAGCAAAAACTCTTAAATTAGGACAAGTTATTCAAATTTTAGATTTTAGATATGGAAACAAAGTTGAAGGTAAATCTAGATATTTACCTTATAGAATAATAAAAATTTATGAAAAAGAAATAGATAACATGTATTTATGTCAAAGTTTAATTAATAAAAATATTAAAACAGCAATAAAAGGGGCAGACTTATTTACAATACCAGGAAAAACACCTATTGTTATTTTATAAAAACGGAAAAATGTGTAAAAAACCGAAAAAAATGCAGGAATTTTGTGAAAAAATCTCAAAAAAGCGAATTTTTTATCAAAAAAGTGAATTTTTTAAAAAAGAAAAGAGGTAATGAGATGAAAGTACTTGAGGAATTATTGAATTATAGAAAAAATGTTGGAACAATATTTTTATTAGAAAAGGAGAAAGAAGAATTAGAAGAAAACAGAATAATTGTATCTGGACCTTCTTATGATGTTACAGGTATTAGACCTAAAGGATATGTAACTAGTAATCTAGATAAGAATATTATCAAGCATGAAGCACAAATAGCTAAAATAGATAAGAAAATTAAAAAGATAAAGAGAACACTTGCTATTATAGAATCTTTAATATTATCTCTAGGAGAAGAACAAAGAAGAATAATAGTTGGATTTTATTTAGAAGGTAAAAAGAATAAAAAAATAGCAGAAGAAATAGATGCGAATCTATCTGTTGAAGCTATCAAGAAAAGAAAAAAGAGAATTGTTAAAAAGATGCAAAAACTATATGATGATTCAATAAAATAATAAAAGTGTCCCTAAATGTATACCTTTTTATCCCTTTTCAAACAAAAAAAGGTGTTTTATAATTAAAATGAGCTTGATAAGTTTTATAAATATGTGTTATTAAATTTATTCCCTTTTGAAAGACATGCAGTATTACTACTGTGTGTCTTTTTTATTTATATTTTTTATCTAGTTTAGTGAAACAAAACACTTATAAAATAGGAGATGATAATATGAATTTACAAAAAACAATAAATACATTGTTATTTGCTATCAGGAATTTAGGATTAGATATTAAAATAGATACTTTTGAAGTTCATTCAGATAGAGATAACAAGTATTTTAAACTTTATAAACTTTATACAAAGGAGGATGTTTTAGGAATAGATGGCAAGTATGAATATGGGTACTATTTAGTCGATATGTTCACGAGCAAAGCAGATTTAATTAAAACATTAATTGAAATAAAGAACAAAGTATCAAAAAGAGTAGGTGATTTAAATGGATGATGAAAACCTACAAGAAGAATTTGATAAATTAACAGAAAAGCAAAAAAGATTTATAGATTATTTTATAGAAACAGGTAACGCAACAGAAGCTTGTAAACTTGCGAATTATAAAGGAAAGAATCTAAACAGAATAGGTTCAGAAAACTTGTCGAAACTAGACAAGTTTATAAAATGGAAAATGCAAAGTAAAAACAACGAAAGAATAGCATCACAAGATGAAATATTAGAATTCTTAACAAGAGTTATTAGAGGTGAAGAAAAGGATCAATTTGATTTAGATGCTTCTTTACAAGATAGAATAAAATCTGTTGAGTTACTAGGAAAAAGATATGGTACATGGGTAGATAAGAAAAATGTTGATTTAAATACTGAAATCAAGGTAACACTTATAGATGATTAGTGTTCAAATTGATAAAAGTGTTTTCAATGATGTTTATCTACCTTTTTTAGATAGTGATGCAAGGTATTTAGTGTTCTATGGTGGAGGTTCAAGTGGTAAGAGCTTCTTCATAGTACAAAGATATATATATAAATTAATGAAACAGAAAATGAATTTACTGGTAGTTAGACAAACTGGTGTAACAAACAGGGATTCAACTTTTGCGTTATTCAAACAAGTTATTAAACAATGGAAAGTTGAGGATTTGTTTGATGTAACAGATTTAAGAATAAAATGTAAAAA